CATCGTATGGATATTCTGGTGGTAAAAATTCACCGCAAATTCTTGCTAAAATTTTAAATTCAAGTCTCATTGCGTAGTAACAACGCTTGTGAACACCACTCATGACACGTGAACCACGCTCCATCATTGCAATTGTTGTACCAACAGCTCTATTTTGTGCATCATTACCAATATTATTATCTGTTGTAGCTGCAAATTTTTGTCCAGCTTGTACTACAAAACCTAAAAGATTAAATAATGTGGTAGATGGTTCTGTAAATGGTAGATTAAAAAATTGATCTCGTATATTACCACCTGGTGCATCCACATCTCTGAACTCTCCAGGTTGTATTGGTTGATCATCATCTCTTACTCTAATGCCACGTGATTTAAATCCTGCAGGTAAATTTTTTAATGTCCCTGCATCTATCAATTGTCTTAACGCTTGTGTTGCAGCAGTGGATAAACCACCGATCATGTGTGTTAAACCAAAACCATAAAAACCTAAGCCAGGTAAAAACTTGTAATGTACAAAATGTTCTACCCTTGCATAATTTAAATCACCTGGTTTGTAGTTTCTGTATATAGATAATATCTCACCTGAACCTTCATCAATAGTCACGATGTAAGGTATTTTAACTTTCTTAGCTTTATCATCAAATTCTTCATAGTCATCTAAATTTAAATCTACATGCATTTCTAAAATTGTGTGTAGATAATCTCCACCTGTGCTTTTTACACCTTCAAGTTCACTTATTTTTTTCTGTAAATTATCTTGCTCTGTAGATCCTTCAGTCAACTCAATATCTCTGTAAAAACCTGCAGCCATTTTTTTCGTAATCTCGTTCTTTGTCATTTTAAAAGCGTGAGTAATTCTTTCACAATCTTTTAAATCAGATGCGTAATATGGAACGACAATTTCTTCTGCCTGCAAAAATTTAGAGACAGGTCTGCCTAATAATTCATCGTAATATATTTTTTTAAAAGTGCTACCGGATAATGGTAAATAAAATAACATCTGATCCATGTCAGTTGTAAACTCTTCCATCTCCTCCATTAAAAGATAATTCATGTATTCTTTAACACGCTCTGCTTGTTGTTCAATTGCAGGGGTTCTAAGACCAACTGTTTGTGTTCTTACTGGTCCATCAGATGGCACAAGTTCTTTATAAGCTTGTGCTTGGAATTGTGTAGTAGCCTCAGATAACATTGGATGTGTCACGTTAGATGCACCCTTAAAAGGTCTAGTAACGTTCACATATTTTGTGCCAAGTAAATCTAAACCTTTTATATAAGCATCTTCCCAATCTTTTCTTGAAACTTTATCTTTTTTGTATTCTTCAATTAATTCTGAAGACATCTCTCTCAATGTCCTCTCATCTAAATTTTCTGCTAAATTTGCATTGAAATCATCCTCGGGCTTTTCCTCTCTTACTTCTTCCCCCTCTACAGTAATATCTACAGGTAAACCTTGAGGTTGCTCATCAGATTCCACTCTAGCTGTTTCTTCAATTATTTCGTTATTTTTTTCTATAGCCATACTTGATTGTACCTCACAGGTTTAAATATATCTACCACTAGTCCGCCCTTAGATCTGTAGGTTTTCTGTGTTTGCCTCATTAAAGGAGTAACCTTAATGGAGAAAGCATCAAAATACAACCTTGGATCATTTTCTAATATTAATTTATAACCTTTTTTAGGATTTTTTACTGCATCTTCATGATAAATACTTTGTATTATTTTACCTTTGAATGGGTGATTTTCTGAAATAGGTTTTTTATTTCCCGTATTAGCTGATTCATATTTAAAAGTGTCTTTGCTAACTTTTTTATACGGCAGTTTTGGATCGGATAAAGATATTTTTACTGGTCCAGCTTTTGATCCATATAAATTTCCAAGTTTTTTCATGATCTCTGGCACAACAGCTCTACCTTGTTTACCAATACCTTTACCAGATGCATAACCGTAAACTCTTTCATTACCTGCTGCATAGAGTTGTCTAAAACTTAATTTATCAAAAGGGGCAACTGCAACGTAATCAACTCCTTCACGAGCTGCTTTTTGAACAAGATATTTTATTGCATGATCAGAGTAAGCCTCTGCCTCAATAAGCGGTAAGTAGTCGAATTCTTTTTGTTCTGCAAGATTTTTTATTTTATTTGTCATCTCTCTTAAATTTTTAGAAGCAATATCAACTCTTGCTGAGTCTTGTGATTTTACTGCATCATCTAAATCTTTAATAAATCTGTCTCTAGTTTGCATTAATAATTTTGTTTCTAAATCTTGTTGAAAACGATTTATTCTTTTTGTTCCAGCAAATTGTAAAGCTCTTGGTAATTCTTTAGCGATATCTTGATTTATATCTGATTGAATTTCGTGAACTAAAAAAACTTTTTTACCTTCAGGTGTAAACCTTGTATCGAATCTAACATGGTAAACTTGATTTTTTAATCCGGTTTGTGAAAAATGTCCTCCTGAAAGTAAATCAGTTGAGTTTGTTGGGATTGGTTCATCCAAATGAAAAACTGTTTCAGAATAATTTTTACCACCTTGTAAAGTATAATTAGTTTCATCTTTATAGAAAGTTTGTCTAGGTCTGACTGTTGATGCTAATTGATTTATTTCACCTTGAACCTTATTTAATAATATTTTATCATTTGGTTTTAACATAGCATTTGCTTTAGCTTGAATCATTTTTCTATTAAAAGCATCTAATGCTTGTCTTCCACCAGAGGCATCTGCAACACCTTTAAGTTGAAAAATAGCTTCATCTAGATCATCAACCAAACCTAATACTCCCTCTTGAGAATATCTTTTATCTATTGATTCTAAAGTTTCTCCACCTGCTTTAATAGCTTGTTTAAATTTTTCTATGCCTTTTATTTCACCACCAAACTCAACAGGTTTTATCCTATTTAATGGATTTAATTTTATCATAGCCCCCAAATCATTAGCATTTAATTTTAATCCAAATTTTTTAGCTGCATATAATAAACCACCTGTAAGATCTCCAGCTTCATTAAAAATTGCTAAATTAGAATCAAATAATTCCTCTTTACCTATAACGACCTCTTTACCTCTAAAAGGACCTGTGTCGTATTTAAATCTTTTAGCAGCTCTTATTTTCTGAGTAGCTGGTCTCCCAAAAATATCAATCTTTACATCTCTTGTTGAAGTTAAATGATCAAGCCATTCATCGGCTGTGTAATTACCTTTACCTTTTCTCATGATCCAATCGTAAGTAGATGATCCAAAAGCAGGTGATGTATCATCACCCATGTGTAAAGGTTTTGTTTTTTTTAAAACTACTGGAGGATTTTTTAATTCTTGTTCTGCTAATTCAATACCACTTTTTTGAGAAGCAGCTTTATCGTAAGTTAGAAGACCTTGTTGTTTTCCGGTGGCCGGTGACGTTTTAGGTTTACCAGCTTTTATTAATTCTTTAGCTCCTTGAAGTAATGTCTTGAGGGACATTAGACCCCCCTTAATACATTTTTGTAGGCTTAGTCTTAGCTAATCCACCACCTCTTGCTTTTATCATTTTACCTTTTTTATACATAGGCATTGCAGGTTGCATCATGCCTCCGCCCATTTTTTTTGCGACAACTGGTTTATTACGTTTTCCTAAAGCATCCATAACTCTTTGTGTAGTTTTTGAA